ATGAACGGCAAATCTAGGTTAGCCTCTTACGTGCCGAAAGGCAAGGAGAAGCAGGCTATGAAGCAGCAAAAGGCGATGTTAATCGCCCTGATCGTCATCTGTTTAACCGTCATAGTGACGGCACTGGTAACGAGGAAAGACCTCTGCGAGGTACGAATCCGAACCGGCCAGACGGAGGTTGCTGTCTTCGTGGGCTACGAATCTGAGAAGTAAGAGTGACCAGGCGGGAGAGTAATCTCCCCGCCACCTCTGATGTGTCGGCATCCTCAATGCACCCGTGCTTAACCCGCTTCGGCGGGTTTATTTTATCTGTAAATATTTTTATAAAAATAATGCCCACACACAGCATAAAACAAAAAGTATCACAGATAAAAAAGGAGCGTAATGTGCAGATTTGTTGTTTTCCATATTTACTCACTTTAACATAATCAATATTGATATGGTTGTTGTTTCGGTGGTTTCAAACGAGATGTTATGGTGATCTGGTAAAATTGCATAACATTAAAATTTAATTTATCTAATCGCTTTTAATAATAAGCGTTGTGTTTATCCCAGCAATCTGTTGTTTGACTTTTATTCCATTAATGTAGGGGCTTTACACTGGAACCAGTTTATTTATACTTTATACGCCAGCCTGAACAACTGGCACCTGCTGCGCCAGCAGAGACAACCGATGGCGCACAATACCAAACATCACAATTCTGATACCGACCTTGCCAGCAGGCACGGGCGGCGTTCTCATGCATTCAAATCTGACTGGTTCCAGCATGATCCATGCACTGAAGAACAGCCGAATGGCTGATTCAGAACTACCGCAGACGTGGTTACGAGTTTCAGAAAGACCTCAGTCTCGACTTCCGACACTGGATCATCTCAGTCAGACTGCCTTACTCTGAACGCCCACCGCGTCCGTCCCGCACATTCCAGCAACGGATCTGGAGGTAACGTGCGGGTATTGCTTCGACCTGTTCCGGTACCGGAACTCGGGCTGGTGGTCCTTAAGCCTGGTCGTGAATCCATGCAGGTATTTCATAACCCTCGAGTGCTGGTGGAGCCGGAACCGAAAAGCATGCGCGGTCTGCCGTCCGGAGTTGTTCCTGCCATTCACCAGCCGCTGGCGGAAGACAAATCATTGCTGCCATTTTTCAGCAATGAGCGGGTAATTCGTGCTGCCGGTGGCACTGGTGCACTGTCTGACTGGCTCCTGCGTCATGTTAAATCCTGCCAGTGGCCTCATAGTGACTACCATCACAGTGAAATCGTCATACATCGTTATGGTACCGGAGCGATGGTGTTGTGCTGGCACTGCGACAACCAACTGCGTGACCAGACATCCGAATCACTCGAGCAACTTGCTCATCAAAACCTGTCTGCATGGATGATTGACGTCATACGCAATGCAATGAATGGTACGCAAGAGCGGGAATTATCGCTGGCTGAGTTATCCTGGTGGGCGGTCTGCAATCAGGTGGCGGACGCGCTACCGGAGGCAGTATTACGTCGTTCGTTGGGATTACGTACGGAAAAAATCCGCTCTGTGTACCGCGAGAGCGACATCGTACCGGGAGAACAGACAGCCACCAGCATACTGAAGCAGCGCACAAAAAATATGTGCTACGCTCACGCCACAGCAACAGAACTCACCACAGGAAAAGACGTGTCAGTATTGCCGTTGATCCGGAGTCTGTGAATCTTTCATGAAGCGAGTAAACGTCGCCGTTGGGTGAATGAGAAATACACGCGTTGGGTAAAGACACAGCCGTGTGCGTGTTGTGGTAAGCCAGCAGACGATCCCCATCACGTGATTGGTCATGGTCAGGGCGGGATGGGGACAAAATCTCACGATATTTTCACGCTACCGCTGTGTCGGGAGCATCACAACGAGCTTCATGCGGACCCGCTGGCGTTCGAAGAAAAGCATGGTTCCCAGATTGATTTAATTTTTCGTTTTCTTGATCACGCCTTTGCAACCGGCGTGCTCGGGTAAAAGAGGTTACTGATGCGTATAGAGTTTGTTTTGCCTTACCCGCCAACGGTGAACACCTACTGGCGACGTCGTGGCAGTACATATTTTGTATCAAAAGCCGGTGAGCGTTATCGCCGTGATGTGGCGCTCATTGTTCGCCAGCAGCGACTGAGATTAAACCTGTCCGGAAGGCTGGCAATAAAAATTACTGCAGAGCCACCGGATAAGCGCCGCCGTGACCTGGACAATATTCTGAAAGCACCACTGGATGCGTTGACGCATGCGGGGTTGCTTATCGACGACGAGCAGTTTGATGAAATCAATATTGTGCGCGGTCAGGTCGTTCCTGGTGGTCGGTTGGGCGTGAAGATTTACAAAATTGAAAGTGAGTGAGCGTAAATATGATATACCCGGAAATTACAGGCAAAAGCGGTGAGCATTTACGCCTGAAAACGCTGGAAAGTGTCTGGCTCCAGGGGAAACTGCGTATGTGGGGGCGTTGGTCGTATATTGGCGGCGGTAAGACGGGAAATATGTTCAACCAATTACTGACCTCTAAAAAGCTGACAAAAACGGCAATTAACGAGGCGCTCCGGAGGATGAAAAAAGCGGGTCTGGACAAACCTGAACTTGAGGCTTTTTTGCGGGATATGATCAACGGCAATCAAAAAAGCTGGCTGGCACATTGTACCGATTCAGAGGCGTTAATAATCGACAGGGTTATTGGTGAAGCCCTGGCCGGTTATCCCGGGCTGCTCAATGTCCTGAGTCAGCGTTATGTGGGGCGGGGGATGACTAAGCGCAAAATGGCTGAACTGCTGAATGATGCACACCCGGAATGGAGTTTAAGAACCTGTGAAAGACGCATTGAGCATTGGCTAAAGGTGGCAGAATTTATTTTGTACAAACCAATGGTTATGGCTTTTTGTATAGAGAAAAAAGTTATTGCTTTTTGACGTAAAAACTGCTTCAATGCCGGTACGCTTCGCAAAGCTGTACCGCGAGGCGAATAGCAGACATGGACATTTGAAAGAGCCCGCTTTTTGCGGGTTTTTTTTTATGCCTGAAAAACGGTACAGGACGTTAAACGCGCTGATGGTTGCGAATACCGGTCTTTCAGCTTGCTGGCTTTTTCGACAAGAGCTATTGGTATGTCACGTTAACCAGAAAAGGAAAAAAGACATGCTAAAACAGCAGGATATGACCGAAACTGCCAGAGTGGTGTTTAATGAATTAAGCGTCACCGAACCGGCGACCGTCGGGGAAATTGCGCAGAATACGTACCTTTCACGCGAACGCTGCCAGTTAATACTGACTCAGCTTGTTATGGCGGGTCTGGCAGATTATCAGTTCGGTTGTTACAGACGCCTTCCGCAGTGAAGGCTTTTTTATTTGTGGTAATGGGCGGCTGGTGGGTGTTAGCGGCACCTGCCAGCCATCTGCTCATGCGTTGGGGTCACAAGCAAACCTCAGGCCCATCTGCTTTGCGCAAAAGCGGTATGAGCCTATCAGAGAAGTGCTTATTGATCTATGGCTAATACTGTAAAAATATCCAGTTGTGAGTTAATCAACGCTGATTGCCTGGAATTTATCCAGACTTTACCGGAAAACTCTGTCGATCTGATAGTCACAGACCCGCCATACTTTAAAGTGAAGCCCGAGGGCTGGGATAACCAGTGGAAGGGCGACGATGATTACCTGAAATGGCTGGATCAGTGTCTGGCGCAATTCTGGCGGGTACTGAAACCTGCCGGAAGTCTCTACCTGTTCTGTGGTCATCGCCTGGCATCTGATACCGAAATCATGATGCGTGAGCGCTTTAATGTGCTGAACCACATTATCTGGGCGAAGCCGTCCGGACGCTGGAACGGATGCAACAAGGAAAGCCTGCGGGCGTATTTCCCGGCAACAGAGCGCATTCTGTTTGCTGAACATTATCAGGGGCCCTACCAGCCCAAAAATGACGGCTATGTGGCACAGGGGCGCAAGCTTAAACAGCACGTCATGGCCCCGCTGATTTCTTACTTTCGTGATGCGCGTGAATCACTGGGAATAACGTCAAAACAGATAGCGGAAGCCACCGGAAAGAAAAATATGGCTTCGCACTGGTTTGGTGCCAGTCAGTGGCAGTTACCGAACGAAGCTGATTACAGAAAACTGCAGGCATTGTTTGCGCGTGTTACAGCAGAAAAGCATCAGCGCGGGGAACTGGAAAAGCCACACCACCAGCTGGTCAGCGCATACAGTGAACTGAACCGTCAATACGCCAGCCTGCTGGAAGAGTACAAATCTTTGCGGCGTTATTTTTCCGTATCAGCTGCCGTTCCGTATACGGATGTCTGGACGCACAGGCCTGTGCAGTATTATCCGGGCAAACATCCCTGTGAAAAACCGGCGGATATGTTGCGGCAGATAATTGAGGCCAGCAGTCGCCCCGGTGATTTGGTTGCTGATTTTTTTATGGGGTCAGGTTCCACAATAAAGGCAGCATTGTCACTGGAGCGTCGGGCTATTGGTGTGGAACTGGATGAAGGGCGATTTAATCAGACTGTAACTGAAATAAAAAATATCTGTTAATTGTGCATGGTGTTATTTCTGATAATTCCGGAATAATAAAAATATATATGTATATTTACAATTGCTGACGAGCATTTTTATTGAAAGCGTCCGGGTTATTCGTATTATTGTGCCGCGTCAGAGCAATGATGCAATGGACAGGCCCTTTAGCTCAGTTGGTCAGAGCGAGCGACTCATAATCGCCAGGTCGCTGGTTCAAGTCCAGCAAGGGCCACCAGCCGCCACTAGCTCATCCGGATAGAGCATCAACCTTCTAAGTTGATGGTGCGAGGTTCGAGTCCTCGGTGGCGGGCCAGTGCCGACTTAGCTCAGCAGGCAGAGCAACTGACTTGTAATCAGTAGGTCACCAGTTCGATTCCGGTAGTCGGCACCATATGCGGGTATCGTATAATGGCTATTACCTCAGCCTTCCAAGCTGATGATGCGGGTTCGATTCCCGCTACCCGCTCCAGAGCGAGATAGGTAGTTTTTTGGCACTGACACATTTTATGTAGGGCGTTTTTCCTGACTCCTTACCTCGCCCTGTACTGTAATGAGTGATATCGGTTGCAGTACCAGTGCTGTTTTTTACGCCACCGGAATGGTGCATTATTGGTAGAGATTTGCAATGTCTCTGGCAGGGGCCGGTGATGCATCATCCCGATGTTGTAAACATCGCTCAGATAACGTTGAAATCAATCAAACCCAGGAAATACATCTTTAACCGCCGCACCAGGCGGTTTTTTTTATTCTTAATTCGAAGAAAAAGAAAACACGGACATTGATAATGTCCGCGTGGCAATGCCATGTAAGTTAGCGATGAATATGGCGCAAAAAAAAGCGCGGCCGTCGGATTAACGCCGCGGGACAAAGTCCGTGAAGAATCATAAGCATCTGTCTCCTCCGGGAGACGAGTTGATATTACTAAGCTTTAAAAATGGTTTAAATCCTCAGATTAACCTTAATTTTCGGTAAGTCTTATTTCATTTCTTCGCGCCACGCCCGGCGCACATCAAAAAACCACAGAGCCTTTCAGGGGTGAGCTTACGGGATGGTCAGTGTGACTTTCTCTGTGGGCTGGTCACCCCCGGGCGCAGGCTCACCCACTAAAAGGAAAAGTCACGATGTTTGGTATTTTCAAAAAGAAAACCCGCAAGGCCATTACCGAAGTGAAGAAGATGGAGAACCGCGACGCAGTGGAGGCGACCGTCTGGGGCGCGTATTCCATTGCATATGCTGACGGCACCTGCGATGCGAAAGAAATCGCTGTGCTGGAGAAAACCATTGCAGCACTTCCTGCTTTTGCGCCGTTCTCGGGTGAGATTGCACAAATGAGTGCAAATATCCGCGCCCGTTATGAAGCGTCGCCGCGCTCTGCCAATGCTGAAGCCCTTCGCCAGCTGGCTGATGTTGCCGGTACTGATGATGCAGTTAATGTACTGTGCCTGTGTCTGGATATCGCAGACCAGGATGGCATTGGTCCGGATGAAGAAGCGCAGCTCAAGAAAATTGCTCAGGCGCTGCAGTTACCGCTGGAGCAGTACCTGTGAAAAGTGCGCGCCTTGTGCTGGCTGCCATCCTGCTGTTTCTGGTAGTGGCGGTGGATTTCACCGGACGGCTGATGTCGGTGCTGGCAGATGGTGTGCTGGTGGCGATGGCGCTGGTCGTGCTCCGGCCTTTACTGCGTAAATCTGAATAACACCACACAAAAGGCATCTGCGGGTGCCTTTAACGGGGTGTTTTTTACGGGCCGCTGGTGGCCCTTTTTTATTTACAGGAGAAAAAAGTATGTCTGAACCCTTATCCGGTTCCGGCACGGCTGCGGCGCTCGGTGGGGCGACGGTGTACGGGCTGTTTACCGGAACGGATTTCGGGATTGTGTTTGGTGCGTTCGCCGGGGCGTTATTTGTGGCAACGATGCCGCAGGCGCTTTCAGCCTGGCGTGTGGCGGCGCATTTTCTGGTGTCGTTCATTATCGGCGTGCTGGGCGCAGAGGTTCTGGCATCCTGGCTGGTAAAGCATACAGAGTTTGACGGTGCACCTGTCGACGCATTGTGTGCAGTACTGGTGTCAGTGGTGTCGGTGAAGATTCTCTCGTTCATCCACCAGCAGGATATTGCATCGCTGGTGTCCGGCCTGTTCTCCCGCCTGCGGGGTGGAGGAGGCGGCAATGTTAAGTAACCTTCCCGGATTACTGAATGTGGCGTTATGCACGGTTATCGTGCTGACGCTCTTTTTTTATCGTCGCCGTGATTCCAGGCATAAACCGCTGATGTCATGGCTGGCCTGGTTGCTGATGCTGCTGTATGCCTTTGCGCCCCTCAGCTATCTGTGTGGTCGCCCGTTAGCAACGGGCTGGCTGGAAGTGTTTTTTAATCTGTTGTTCTGCGTGCTGGTAATACGCGCACGCGGGAACGTCGCAAGAATCTTTCCATTGTTGAGGTGAATATGTCGGGTAAATTCAGATTTAGTCGTCGCAGTGAAAAAAATCTGGAGGGCGTTAAACCACAGCTGGTTGCTGTCGTTCGCCGTGCGCTGGAGCTGACGGAGGTTGATTTCGGTATTACGGAAGGGCTGCGCACGAAAGAACGCCAGAAACAGCTGGTCGCGGAAGGGAAAAGCCAGACCATGAACAGCCGCCACCTGACCGGTGATGCGGTGGATGTTGTTGCCTGGGTTGGCAGCCAGGTGTCATGGGACTGGCCTCTGTACGAGAAAATCGCGCAGGCATTTAAGCAGGCTGCCGCAGAGCTGGGAACCGCCATCGAATGGGGCGGGGACTGGAAAACACTGAAAGACGGGCCTCACTTTCAGTTGAAACGCTGATAACCAGGTGGGTTATGAGCAGAAAACACTGGACACACAGAATGCCGCGAACGGCGGCGAAATGGGCGCTGGTAGCGATACTGGTGCCTTTTTTATTGGTGGGATGCGTCAGCCTGGATAAGGCGCGCCTGTTTTTTGACGCTGCTTCTCAGGCCTGCCAGTTGATTGATGGCATCCGGCAGTGTACGCAGAACTGATCGCAGGTAAGAGCAGAATATTTTGCTGAAAAATGAGGGGTGCGTCAGCGCACGGAAAGCATGAAATTCTGCGTTTGTGGTTATTCAATAAAATAAATTCTTTCTATCGCCGCGAATACTCAAATGTTGATCAGTGCCCGGTGCGGCGACAGGCTTTGATATCAGGAGACGATGATGGAAAAAACAGAAAACAAACCGATTGCAATTGGTGCTGATGCTGCTCCGTTTAAGTTTGAGTTGTCTCAACTGGTGGAGATGCGCATCAGTGATGAATGGGGTGAGGTTAAAGCCCGCGCGCAGTATGCGGATGGCGAAAACCAGTACTTGATCCACTACAAGGCAGCTGACGGTCGCGCCACGACGGAGTGGTTTGGTGAGTCAATGCTGGAAGCAACAGAAGATGATCGTCATCCAGGTTGTCCGGTATTTGCCGGTATGAAATTACCGGAAGGCGCAGTGGTTGAGCTGCAGCCGGGTGAGATGTTCGTAATGACAGACATCATTGATGGTAAACCGCAGTATTCGCGTATTGAAATGAATGATAAGAGTGCTCGCCTGATTCGTGAGTAACAGGCATTACAGCAGTCCTTCACTCTAAGGGGCTGCTGTAATGTGAGAAATAAAAAACCGGTCACAGGGAGCAGCTACACAGAACCGGCCGGCGAAGACCGCCAATACCACTCATGCATTGATGCAACATACTAATGACAATAGCCGCTATTGATGTAAATGCAACGTTATGCATCAACGAAAATAAAAAACCGGCAGGGGAAATCCATTGAAGATTTGCCGGTGGCAAAAGAGGGCCATGTTTTTAACCTTAGTCGCAGAGTTACGGAGTGCAACTACGAATGCTGCCGGTATATGGCTGAATGGCGTTTCAATGATGTACGTCATCTTATCTGTAAATGTTAATGATAAACGCTCCCATTTGTGCGGGTCCTTTCCGGGAGTTGAAACACCGGGGGTCATAGCACGCGCAAAAACGCGCTATTTATGAAAATTTTTCAGGAAAAAGCATGTCGGTACTTCTCGCGCATAACTATTTGTTTTTTCTGACATCACATCAGTAAAAGGTCCGACATGAAAACACCCGAAAAAGGACATTTTAAGCGTTTTCATGTCGGACCCTGTATTTGATAGAGAAATGTATTGTGAAAGTTAACAAAAAGAAACTTGCCGAAATTTTCAACGTGGATCCGCGAACGATTGAACGCTGGCAGTCTCAGGGGCTATCTTGCGTCTCCGGAGGTAGCAAGGGTGTTGAATCTGTGTTTGATACCGCGATGGCAATTCAGTGGTACGCGCAGAGAGAAACTGATATCGAAAACGAAAAGCTCCGCAAAGAACTGGAAGATTTGCGTGCGGCTGCAGAATCAGATTTACAACCCGGCACCATTGACTATGAACGCTACCGGCTCACCAAAGCACAGGCTGACGCACAGGAGCTGAAAAATGCCCGTGAAGAAGGGCTGGTGCTGGAAACGGAATTGTTTACCTTCATTCTGCAACGTGTGGCACAGGAGATTTCGGGGATACTTGTACGTGTGCCGCTGACATTACAGCGTAAATATCCGGATATTTCACCGTCACACCTTGATGTGGTGAAAACTGAAATCGCGAAAGCCTCCAATGTTGCAGCTAAAGCCGGTGAAAACGTGGGCAGGTGGATTGATGATTTCAGACGCACAGAAGGCAGCTAATGCAGCCGGTGCGATAGCTACAGGGCTTTTATCTCTCAATATTCCGGTTCCACTGACGACGGTTCAGTGGGCTGATCAACATTATTATCTACCGAAAGAATCTTCATACACTCCCGGACAATGGGAAACCCTGCCGTTTCAGGTTGCCATTATGAACAGCATGGGAAATGACCGGATCCGCACCGTTAATCTGATTAAATCGGCGCGCGTTGGTTACACCAAAATGCTGTTGGGGGTGGAGGCTTATTTTATTGAGCATAAATCCCGTAACAGTCTGCTTTTTCAGCCAACAGATTCTGCGGCAGAAGATTTCATGAAATCTCATGTTGAGCCAACGATCAGGGATGTCCCTGCATTGCTGGAGCTGGCTCCATGGTTCGGAAGAAAGCACCGCGATAATACACTCACCCTGAAGCGTTTTTCCTCCGGTGTGGGTTTCTGGTGCCTGGGTGGTGCCGCTGCTAAAAACTACCGTGAAAAATCTGTGGATGTGGTCTGCTATGACGAACTCTCCTCGTTTGAACCGGATGTGGAAAAAGAAGGTTCGCCGACGCTGCTTGGTGATAAACGTATCGAAGGTTCGGTATGGCCTAAATCCATACGCGGCTCAACGCCAAAAATCAAAGGTTCCTGTCAGATTGAGAAAGCCGCGAATGAATCTGCGCATTTCATGCGGTTTTATGTCCCTTGCCCTCATTGCGGGGAGGCCCAGTATCTGAAGTTTGGTGATGATGCGACGCCGTTTGGCCTGAAATGGGAGAAGGGTAAACCGGAAACGGTGTATTACCTGTGTGAACATAATGGCTGTGTGATCCGGCAGTCGGAACTCGACCAGACCGACGGACGCTGGATTTGTGACAATACCGGGATGTGGACGCGCGACGGCCTGGCATTTTACAGCGCCGGTGATGAGGAGATGCCGCCACCGCGCTCCGTCACTTTCCACATCTGGACGGCGTACAGTCCGTTCACCACCTGGGTACAGATTGTTTATGACTGGCTGGATGCGCTGAAGGATCCGAACGGCGTCAAGACGTTTATTAACACCACGCTCGGGGAACCCTATGAAGAGGCTGTGGCGGAAAAACTGAGCTTTGAGTTGTTGCTGGAAAAAGTCTGTCACTATGGTGCGCAGGTTCCCTTGCGGGTGGTTTACCTGACTGCCGGGATCGACTCCCAGAAAGATCGCTATGAAATTTATGTGTGGGGCTGGGCTCCCGGCGAAGAAGCCTTTCTGATTGATAAGCAAATTATCATGGGGCGACCGGAAGACGAGGACACCCTTAAACGTGTTGATACGGTGATCCGGAAAAAATATCGTCATGCTGACGGTACTGAAATTTCCATTTCCCGTGTCTGCTGGGATACCGGTGGTATCGACCAGGACATTGTGTATCAACGTTCCAGGAAACACGGCACTTTTTTTGTGCTTCCCATAAAAGGGGCATCGGTGTACGGCAAGCCGGTGATCACCATGCCCAAAAAGCGCAACCAGCGTGGTGTGTTTTTGTGTGAGGTGGGCTCCGATACCGTCAAGGAAATGCTGTACGCCCGTTTTGCCCTGCCGGTGGTATCTGCCAGTGAAGCCGCCCCGTACACCTTCCGTTTTCCGGATAACCCCGACATTTTTTCGGAAGAAGAGGCGCGTCAGATCGTGGCGGAAGAGCTGGTGGAGAAGGTGGTTAATGGCAGGGTGAAACTGCTGTGGGATAAAAAAGGGCGACGCAACGAAGCCCTCGACTGCCTGGTATATGCCTATGCTGCCCTGCGTATTTCAGTTCAGCGGTGGCAGCTGGATCTTGAAGCACTGGCCCGTGCCAGAAGAGATGAGCAGGACGACGATGAGATGAGTCTGGAAGAAATCGCGGCTGCGCTGAGTGGAGGATAAAGAATGGTTTATACGCATGAAATGCTTTGTGATGCCCGCCGGGCATTACATGAACTGATGATCGGACGTGCTGTGGTTTCCGTCAGTAAGGACGGGCGTCAGGTTCAGTATTCGCGGGCGACGATTGGTGAACTGCGTCAGTATATTGAAGAGCTGGAAAGTGCGCTGGGCGTATCCGGACGGCGTCGCGGCCCGGCAGGAGTGGGGCTGTGAACGGGGAACTGGTGGACCTTCACGGGCAGCCACTGCGGCAGAGTATGGGGTATTCCGGAGGGGGTACCGGATTTGGCGGGCAGCTTGCGGAATGGATGCCTGCACCGGAAAGCGCCGATGTGGCGCTCTTACCTTCCATTCAGCTGGGTAACGCCCGTGCGGATGATCTGGTCCGCAATAACGGTATTGCCGCAAACGCCGTTGAAATTCATAAAGACCATATCGTCGGACACATGTTTCGTCTGAGTTACCGGCCCAACTGGCGCTGGCTGGGGATGTCGGAAGCCGATTCACATGCCTTTATTGAAGATGTGGAGGCGGCGTGGATGGAATTCTGCGATCCGGTGTTTGGTTCGATGGATGTGGAGGGGCGTCGCTCGTTTACCGAATTTATTCGTGAAGGGGTGGGCGTTCATACATTTAACGGTGAAATTTTTGTCCAGCCCGTATGGGATACGGAATCCACGTCATTATTCCGGACGAAATTCAAAACCATCAGCCCGAAACGTGTCAGTACACCCGGTTATGGTACCGGCGATCGTTTTATGCGTGCCGGGGTGGAAATCAACCGGTACGGAAAAGCACTGGCCTACCATGTTCAGGAAGATGACTGGCCCGGTTACGGTGTCAGCAACTGGACGCGGATTGCGGCGACGCTGCCCTCCGGGCGACCGGGAATGATCCATGTGTTTCAGCCGCAGGAGGACGGGCAGACGCGCGGGGCCAACCAGTTTTATTCTGTCATGGAGCGCCTCAAGATGCTCGACACACTGCAGGCCACGCAATTGCAGTCGGCGGTGGTGCGGGCGATGTATGCCGCGACGATTGAATCCACGCTGGATTCGGAAAAAGCATTTGAATATATCGCCGGGGTGGGAGATGGCGGTAAAAATCCCCTGAACACCATCATGAAAGGCTACGCGCGTTATTACGCCACCAATACGGTAAAGCTGGGCGGGGTCCGTATTCCGCATCTTTATCCGGGGGATTCACTGAATCTGCAGACAGCGCAGAATGCAGATAATGGTTTCTCTGAACTGGAAAAGGCGCTGTTACGTTACATCGCTGCCGGACTGGGGGTGTCCTATGAACAGCTTTCCCGTGATTATTCACAGGTCAGTTATTCCAGTGCCAGGGCATCCGCCAATGAGTCGTGGCGGTATTTTATGGGCAAACGAAAATTTGTGGCCAGCCGGCTGGCATCACAGATGTTTGCCTGCTGGCTGGAGGAAGCTCTTATTCGCGGTGTGATCCGCCCGCCGAAATCCCGTTTTTCATTCTGGGAGGCCCGTTCCGGATGGTGTCGTGCCGAGTGGATTGGTGCCGGTCGCATGGCGATTGATGGCCTTAAGGAAGTGCAGGAAGCGGTGATGCGTATTGAAGGTGGTTTAAGCACGTACGAGAAAGAGCTGGCCCTGATGGGCGATGACTATCAGGAGATTTTCCGCCAGCAACTGCGTGAAAGCCAGGAGCGACAGGCAGCGGGTCTTCCCCGCCCCATCTGGATAAAGGACACGTTTGTGCAGCAGATCCGACAGACAACGGGAGAAAAAGGCGATGCGTCGTAATTTATCGCATATTGCCGCCATGGCATTTAATGAGCCGCTTTTACTGGAACCCGCCTATGCGCGGGTTTTCTTTTGCGCGCTGGGTAAAGAGATGGGGGCCGGCAGCCTTGCCGTTCCTCAGCAGGCTGTTCAGCTTGATGCTGATGGTATGCAACTGGCTGTGACTGACTATATGGCGGGCGGTCAGCGTCCGGCAAAGAGTTACCAGGTGAAGAATGGCATCGCCATTCTGCCGGTGAGCGGCACGCTGGTGCATAAACTGGGTACCCTGCGGCCTTACTCCGGCATGACTGGCTATGACGGCCTGACGGCCCGCCTTCAGATGGCGGTGAATGATCCGGATGTGCGTGGCATTTTGCTGGATATCGACAGCCCGGGCGGTCAGGCTGCCGGGGCGTTTGACTGTGCTGACATGATTTACCGTCTGCGGGAACAGAAGCCCGTGTGGGCGCTGTGTAATGACATGGCCTGTTCAGCCGCCATGTTGCTGGCGGCAGCCTGTACCCGTCGGCTGGTCACGCAGACGGCAAAAATTGGTTCGATTGGCGTGATGATGGCGCACACCAGTTACGAGAAACAACTGGCACAGGAAGGGGTGGACATCACGCTGATTTACTCCGGGCAGCACAAGGTTGACGGCAACAGTATTCAGGCATTGCCGGCAGGTGTGCGTGCAGATTTTCAGCGCCGTATTGATGAGGCCCGCCGGATGTTTGTCGACAAGGTGGCGCTTTATACGGGGCTGAGTTCAGAGGCGGTGATGAATACCGAGGCTGCCGTTTATGACGGTCAGGCAGGCATTGATGCAGGCCTGGCTGATCAACTGATTAATGCTGCAGATGCCGTTGAAGTGATGGTTTCTGCACTGAATGACTCTGTTACGAAGGAGAATGCAATGACTGTTAAAAATCTCACCGTTGCTGAAGCGGTGGCCCAGGAAAATCAGCGCGTGATGGGGATCCTGAATTGTCAGGAGGCGAAAGGGCGCGAGCAACTGGCGCAAATGCTGGCAGGTCAACCTGGAATGACGGTTGAGCAGGCGAAAACGTTGCTGGCTGCTGCGCCGGTTGCCGGTACTGACAGCACGGGTGATCAGATTATGGCGCTGCCGGAAGCAAAGGGGCGTGAGCAACTGGCACAGATGCTGGCAGGTCAACCGGGGATGACGGTGGCGCAGGCGAAAGCGTTTCTGGCGGCAGCCCCTGCTGCCGGTGCTGCAGGCACAGGCGATCAGATTATGGCGTTACCAGAAGCAAAAGGGCGTGAACAACTCGCGCAGGCGCTGGCTGAACAGCCGGGAATGACCGTTGACCAGGCCAAAACGTTACTGGCAGCGGCACCGGTTGCGGGTTCTGCAAGTGTCGGCGAGCAGATTATGGCGCTGCCGGAGGCGAAAGGGCGCGAACAACTTGCACAGGCACTGACAGAACAGCCAGGAATGACGGTGGCGCAGGCGAAAACGCTGCTGGCAGCCGCGCCGGCGGCATCGCAACCGTCACAGGAAACTCTTTTTGATCGCTTTATGGCACAGCATGCTGCCAGTGCGGTTTCCGGTGGCGGAACTGCCGGGCACGGAGAAGAAGATCTGCTGATGAGTATGCCGTAAGCGATATCCGGAATTCAGATAAATCAGGAGACTGAAAAATGATTAAAACCACCACGGAAAAGCGCGCGAATGTGCATATTTTTGCCGGAAGCGATCCGGCGCATATTGCAACCGCCACCAGTGGTATCAGTGCTGCCACGCCTGCACTGACGCCACTGATGCTGGATGACGCCACCGGCAAACTGGTGGCATGGGATGGTCAGAAAGCCGGAACGGCAGTGGGCGTGCTGGCTCTGGCGCTTGCCGGAACAGAACCCACACTGACGTACTACAAAAGCGGTACGTTTGCCACTGAGTCGCTGGTCTGGCCTGACTCTGTGGATGCGGTGAAAAAAGCCAACGCATTTGTGGAAAGTGCCATCAGCCACGCCTGATGGTGAAGTGATTGACTGAAAAAACGGGTCGCGATGCGGCCCGTTTGTGTTTCTGAAGGAAAATAAATTATGGGGTTATTTACCACGCGTCAGTTACTCGGGTACACCGAGCAGAAAGTGAAATTTCGTGCGCTGTTTCTGGAGCTGTTCTTTCGTCGCACGATCACTTTCCATACTCAGGAAGTCATGCTGGATAAAATTACCGGCAAAACACCGGTTGCGGCGTATGTGTCTCCGGTGGTGTCAGGCAAAGTGCTGCGCAGCCGTGGTGGTGAAACCCGCGTGTTACGTCCCGGTTATGTAAAACCCAAACACCGCTTTGATTATCAGCAGGCAGTGGAACGTCTTCCGGGGGAAGATCCGGCCCGTCTTAATGACCCGGCCTACCGCCGCCTGCGTATTCTGACGGACAACCTGAAGCAGGAAGAGCAGGCGATTGTGCAGGTGGAAGAAATGCAGGCGGTCAGTGCCGTTCTGCAGGGTAAGTACACCATGAGCGGGGAACAGTTTGAGACGGTGGAAGTGGATTTTGGGCGCTCTGCCACCAATAACATTACTCAGGCTGGCGGCAACAGATGGTCACAGCAGAATGCTGACACCTTTGATCCAACGCACGATCTGGATGCGTACTGCGATTTTGCCTCCGGGACCATCAATATCGCGATTATGGATGGCACGGTCTGGCGTATGCTGAATGGCTTTAAGCTTTTCCGTGAAAAACTGGATACCCGTCGTGGTTCAAAATCGGAACTGGAAACCGCGCTGAAAGACCTGGGCTCCGTAGTCTCTTTTAAGGGTTATTACGGTGATCTGGCTATTGTGGTGGCGAAAACCGCTTACGTCGATGAAAACGGGGATGAACAGCGTTATCTGCCGGAAGGCACACTGATTCTGGGGAACACTCAGGCGGAAGGCGTCCGTTGTTATGGTGCCATTCAGGATAATCAGGCACTGAGTGAAGGGATCACCTCTGCGATTCGTTATCCGAAACACTGGTTAGAGGTGGGGGACCCGGGGTGCGAATATACCATGACGCAGTCTGCGCCGTTGATGGTGCTGCCGGATCCGGATGCGTTTGTGGTGGTTCAGGTGAAATAAGACGGGGCGGGATATTCCCGCCTTTTTCTTTAGCGCACGGGAGAGATGTGATGACAAAAGAGCAGATGACTGAACGTTTGCAGGAACTGGCAGTGATTCTGGGGCGTGAAGCAGATATTTCAGGTTCAAAAGCCGATCTTGAGCAGCGCCTGGCGGAATGGGAAGAGGAGGCCGCCGGATTCGATGGGGAGGAGACAGGGAAGGAAGAGGTGGGCAACGATGCATCCGGCGACGGAATGCATTCTGAGCGGGGACTCGCCCGGGTGCGTATGCTGAAAACGGCGCATATGCCAGCCTGTGATGCTGTAACGGGAAAAATGTTGATGTTTGCCCGGGCCTCCAGTGTTGTGCTGGTTAATGAAGCCGCAGTTCCTGCGTTGCTGGCGGACGGTCTGGCAGAAAAAATCCGGGAGTGATGATGTTAGATAATCTGTTCGATCAGGCCATGAGTGATGCGGATGACATCATCCTGGATACGATGGGGACGGAAATCAGCATATATCCGGGCGGCACGGAAAGAAGAATCCGTGCCGTTTTTGATGCCCCGGCAGAAAACACCGGGATGAACACTGGCAGCGGCGAAATTCGTAATACTGCGCCAGTTTTATTTACCCGGAGCGCATGGGTTGCCGGACTGAAAAAATATGACAGGGTCATGATCCACGGTGAACCCTATCAGGTAGTCGATCCCGGCTGGGATGAGTCGGGTACTGCGGGGCATGGTGTGATTACCATTACTCTCGCGCGGGGAGAACCCGGAAGAAGTACGCCTGCCGCCCCTGTCAGACCGAGTAAACGTTATGGCAGTCAGAGAGCATGAACGAAGCAGTGCCCGGCAGCGACGGCTGGCACGAAACCTCGTCGTCGATATTGATGAAGATGAGGTGCTGAAAATTATCGCTAAACTGGGTGGTTCAAAAAGCCAGATCCGTAAAGCCTGGGGCGTGGCGCTGAAAAGAGCCGCGTCCGCACTGCGGATGAAGGCCATGGCAGAGTTTAAAAAACAGGTTGCGCCACGCAGTCAGAAAATGATCAAAAACCGTGTCCTGAATGCTTTTATCATTCGTCGAAATGGCGATGAGTTTGATGAGGCGAAGGTATGGTTTGGCCTGAACGCCATCAAAGTGCGTGACCTGCGCGGACGTATTACCGGCGGAAGGCGTGGCGAACGCCATCAGTTGCGTGATGAACGGGGACGTTTTGCACCGGCCACACGCCGAAGACAGGCGAGGGAGATTCGTTTTAAACCTGCCGGGGAGGCAATACCGGTCACCACCTGGTCAGGTGAAGAGGCTTTCATTAATGAATTTGAGTCTGAAAACCGGAGCGGACGCATTTCACGACGTAAGACGGTCCTGGTCCGGCAGGCATCCGGACGACGAAGGGTACGCGAAGCAGAAATTGATATTTATGAAGCCATGCTGAACCGTATAGAGGATTTTGTTTTCCCTGATGCGGAAGCACTGATCCTGAAAAATTTTGAGCATGAACTGAAATTCCGGGTATTTAAGGGGCTGGAGTGATGGAACCATTGATGATGGGAGCCTGGCATCAGGCGGTGATTGACAGTCTGAAACAAATTCCCTGGGTGGAAGATGCCGATGAGTACCCGGAAAAAGTGACGCAACTGGTGACGCCTGCCGTGTTTGTGGATGTACCGGGCTGGGACAAGGCTCAGTTTGCTGACGGGCAGATGCGGGTCACGCTGAAATGCGATCTGTTTGTGGTGACTGACAGGTCCGGGAAGACGGAGAACGTGTCAAAACCGCAGATATTTGCCCGCTGTCTGGCAATGGATTTATCTGACTGGATTGATGGAGCCACGTTCGGGCTGGATAACGTTGATCCGGCGGTTTTTATTGATGCTGAGGTGGATACCTTCGACCGGCTGATGGACGACTACATCGTTTTCCGGGTCTCTTTTGAACAGGACATTCCGGCCGGCGAAGATCCGTTTGCGGTTCCGGCAGGTGCGCCGTTACGGGAAGTCTGGCTGGGGAAAGTACCGGAAACCGGTAAAAAGTATGTGCAGGATTATCGTCTTATCTGGAAAGCGGAGGGCACCGGCGATGAGTCTGGCGGATGAAGTGGCAGAGTTACGCCGCAGGGTGGCGGATATGGTCCGTCGCGGCGTGGTGGAAGAGGTGATCCCGGGTAGCCCTGTGATGGTCCGGGTGGATATCGGGGATGTGCTTTCACCGCCGTTGCCCTGGATTCAGGTGCAGTCCGGGCGTTACATGCAGGTCAGTAATTACCCGGCTCCCGGAGATGCGGTAACGGTGATATCGGAGGCGGGTGATCTGCGTAATGGTCGGGTGTATCCGGGAGCCAACATTGACGCGATTCCGGTACCGGCGGGCAGTGAACACGAGCATGTTATTTTGTTTGATACCGGAACGGAGATCCGTTACGACCGTCAGGCTAATGCCCTGTTCATCACGCTGGCTGAAGGCGGCAGCTATAAAATTACCGGCAGGGGAACCCTGGACGGTCCGGTGGAAATCACGGACACCCTGACTGTGCAGGGAAAAACGAAGATTAATGCCGATACGCAGGTTCTGGGCAATATCGGTGCCTCACAGGAGATCACCGACAAAACCGGTAGCATGAGTAAAATTCGCGAAATTTATAATACTCATGATCACCCCGGCGACAGCGGGGGAACCACCCGTAAACCTAACCAGGAAATGTGAACGCCGCACCGGCGTTTTTTTTCGGAAAAATTTCATGATTGGTATTGATTCCGCCACCGGAAGATATCTGTACGGTAACGAACATCTGCGTCAGTCCGTCACCGATATTCTGTCAACACCGGTCGGCAGCCGGGTCCTGCTCAGGGAATACGGCAGCAGGCTGTTCAGTCTGCTTGATAACCCGCAGGATGATTTCACACGGGTGAGGATTGTCCGTGAAACGGCAACCGCCCTCGAACGCTGGGAACCCCGCCTGACCCTTCGCCGGGTGGAGGTGACGTGGACCGGAGAAGGCTGCGCCTGGCTGACGCTTGTCGGGGTGAATAACGAAACACAGGAAACGATTCGACTCGAGGAGATAAAAATTGGCAACGTCTCAGGCAATCATTGATCTGTCCGCGATACCGGTACCGGATGCGGTGGAGGTGCCGGACACTGCTGTGCTGGTCACTCAGATAGTGGCGAAGTATCAGGAGCTGGACACGTTGTTTTCGGCCCTGGTGGAATCCGAACCGGCGTATAAATGGGCAGAGGCACTGGCTTTTCGCGTGGCGCTGATGCGCCAGCAGGTCAATGATGCTGTCCGGGGTGTACTGCTTGCCAGCGCCCGGAGGAACGACCTGGATCAGATTGGTGCGAATTTTCAGGTGCAACGTCTGGTGATTACCCCGGCAGATGACAGCACCATCCCGCCCACGCCTGCGGTGTATGAAGATGATGATGCTTTTCGCGAACGTATCCAGTTGTCATGGGCACGACTCAGCACCGCTGGCGCGAAAAATGCGTATCACTATTTTGCACAAAGTGCTGATCCTGATGTGCTGGATGTGAAGGCTTACGGGCCGGAAACGCATTCGCAGGAAGGCCGGGTTTTTCTTTATGTGTTATCCCGCTCCGGAAATGGCACTGCATCACAACCCCTGCTGGATAAGGTGGCAGCATCAGTCTGTGATGATGAAACCCGTCCCCTGACGGATTTTGTCAGTGTCCGGACGGCAGAAATTATTCCCTACGATGTGGTGGCGGATATTCATATTCCCTACGGACTGGATGGTGAACTGGTTATGGCAAATGCCCGCAAGGCGCTGCAGTCATACACTGACAGCGTCCACCGGATTGGCTCGGTGGCATCCCGTTCTGGCATGGATGGTGCCCTTCACCAGACCGGGGTGATTACGGTGAATCTGACCTCTCCGGGCAGTGATATCGTTCCTGCGATGGGGCAGGCACCGTGGTGCCGTAAGGTAACGCTGAATAAGGTGGAGACAACTGATGAATGACGATATCAGGAGCATACTGCCGGTCAGTGCCAGCCGGGCAGAGCGGGTGGTGGACTGTGTCGCCGGAGATATGCTGTCAGACATAGCGGTCTGCCTGATCCGCTATGTGAAAAATCCCGATTTATGTCCTGCTGAATTGCTGCCATGGCTGGCTTGGGAAATGGCGGTGGATACCTGGAATGAACACTGGACGGAGACGGAAAAAAGGTCTGCGATAAAACGTGCTGCTTACATCCACCGCCACAGAGGGACTAAAGCGGCGCTGATGGCATCGCTGGCTGACAGTCCCTTCCGGTCGCAGATTGTTGAGTGGTATGAGCAGACCCCACCCGGGGAGCCGTATACCTTTCGTCTGAACGTGGAGCAGAAGGATTTACCGGTGCTGATGAATGATCATCAGGATCTGAAGCATGCGGTGCTCCGTGCCAAAAATCTGCGCAGCTGGTTCAGTATTCACGTTTACGGGAACAGCACAGGGCGTGGATTTGGTTACGGCTATGTGATGGCGACAGAAAAAATCAGAAGTACCGGTGTGACAACAAAGACAGTGCCCACAGGCGGGCAGAGTGAGGCAGGTGTATGAATGGACTGATTCTGACAACGTCCGGCGCTGCAGAAATTGAAGCAGCATATCAGAACGGGCAAATCGTGACCGTCCGGCATGTTCTGCTTGGTGACGGGGGCGGGCGGGCATTGCCATCCACGCCGGATGAAATGGCAGCAATGACATCGTTGTACGGCGAATTCGGGCAGGAACCCTTTTCCGACGGTGCGGTGGAGGAGGGCTTCATCAGCGGGGATATTGTGATTGACTGTAAATCATACCCCGGTAAAACCCTTCGTGAACTGGGGATGATCAGCGACAGAGGTACGCTTATCGCGTACGGACGTTATCCGGACACCTTTTTACCAGACCAGACGGACTCCGTTATCAAGGAAGTTATTCTGACGCTGGTTCTTGGACTGACGCACGCACAAAACGTGGTGCTGGAAGTTGATCCGGACAGGGCCATTATTACTCAGGAAATCGGAGACAGACGCTATCTGCAACGAAAAAAGAATCTTTCGGATGTGGAAGACAAGGATGAGGCTGTTGAAAGCCTCGGATTAAAACCTACGGTGGACAAGGCAAAAAATGCCGTTCAGCGTGATGGTGACACCATGACCGGGGAACTGAAAATCCGTGGTGTTAATGCGCTGAGGATTTTCAACGAAGCCTTTGGTCTGATTTTTCGTCGTTCGGAAGAGTGCCTGCACCTTATCCCTACCAGTGAAGGTCAGGGCGAGAATGGCGATATTGGTCCACTTCGACCGTTCACTATTAATCTGCGGACGGGTGAAATATCCATGTCGCATAAAGTGTCTGTTGGCGGCGGTTCTCAGGTCAATGGTGCGCTGGGTATCGGCGTTCAGAACGCGCTGGGCGGAAACTCAATTGCTTTCGGGGATAACGATACAGGTATAAAACAAAACGGTGACGGCATTCTGGATGTTTATGCGAATGGGCAGCATGTATTTCGTTTCCAGAATGGTGTGGCGATAGCGTTAAAAAATATTCAGGCCGGAAATGCTAAAAAATTCACGTTATCCAGCGCCAACAACTCCACGAAAAACGCAACGTTTAATTTATGGGGCAATTCATCCCGCCCTGTAGTTGCAGAGCTTGGTGATGATTCTGGCTGGCATTTTTACAGTCAAAGGAATACGGATAACAGCATAACGTTCGCTGTAAACGGGCAGATGGTTCCATCAAACTACGGAAACTTTGATGCCCGCTATCAGACCAAAACAGGCGGTGTGCAGGATGTGCGTCTGGGAAGCGCCATTGGTATTGGACGCGGGGGAAATGCGCCATCAGGTCACCTTATCAGCGGTCTTGACGGTGGTGAAAGTATGGACTGGGCCAATGCCCGCCCGGTGCAGGTTCTGATTAATGGGGTCTGGCGGAATGTAGCGAGTTTGTAATTATGATGCACTTAAAAAATATTACGGCACAAAACCCTAAAACAATTGAGCAATATCAGCTGGCGCGACAGCATAAATTTTTATTGTGGCTGTTCTCCGATGATGGTCAGGAATGGCACGAAGCCCAGGAAAAATTTCAGCCAGACACTCTGAAAGTTATTTATGTTGAAACTGGCGAGGTGGTCTGGGTCGGAAAAGACATCACCTCAATCTGCCCGGAAAATAAAAGCGTGATTGAGCTACCGGATATTACCGCCAATCGTCGCATTGAGGCGTCGGGTTACTGGTTCTACCGCAATGATGCATTTGTTTTTGACTACAAACTTAAAGCGGAAGACGAGCGTGATGCACTGTTAAAACAGGTCAGCATCATGACCAGCGAATGGGAAAAAGACCTGCTGCTGGGATTAATCAGTGACGAAGACAGGGAGAAGCTGAAAGCGTACCGCATTTACGCGAAATCGCTGCAGGCGATGGATTTCAGCGCTATTACGGATAAGACCACTTACAACAATATTAGCTGGCCTGAGCAGCCACAAAATACCTGAAAAAGAAGTTAATCATCTGACCGCCTGAGGGCGGTTTTTTTATGGGAGAAATGTATGTCCGGATTACATGGTGTTGAAACCATTGAACTGACGACAGGCACGGTTGCCGTGCAGACCATCTCCACGGCAGTGATTGGCCTGGTGGGGACAGCACCGGACGCCTCTGGTGGTGTGTGCGCTTCCGGCACAGCCGGCTCCTGGCTGCTGGGAACGGCGCTGGATTTCACGGCGAAACAGGAAGGTCGGGCCGGTAATAAGATTTCGGTTGTTGCTGTGGCTGCCACAGAACAAAACGCGCAGACAGTGGCCTCGCTGAAAGGCACAACCCTGACGATAATACTGGGGACGGACGAACACCGCCAGATTAACGCCACAGCGGACCGTGTGACTGAAGTGGTGAATGCGCTGGGGGATTCGCCTGTGACGGCGGCTGTCAGCACCCTGAATGCAGGAGACGCTGAAAATAAAGTGGTGTTGCCGTTCAGCCTGACGTTATCCGGCGGAGAAGATGAGGCGTTCCCGGTCAATACACCAGTGGTGGTGGCAGGGGCCATTACTCAGGCTGGGAAACTGGGCACAGCCGGAACATTATACCCGGCCCTGCGAGATATTTTTGACCAGACTGGTGCGCTGGTGATTGTGGTGCGCGCAGAAAGTAAAACAAAGGCGAAAGAGGCCGAACAGCGTGCGGCGGTGATTCAGGCCATGGAGGCGCTGACAGAAAGTAAGGGCGTGACAGGCTATCAACCGCGCATCCTCATTGCCACGGGGTACAGTGAGGATGATGGCGTGGCAAAGGCGCTGGAAACGTATGCCGTGAAGCTGCGGGCTGTGGCCTATATTGACTCGCCTTCAATGGCAACGCCGCAGGATGTGGTTCAGCGGCGCGCGTCATTTGGTGGGCGTGTGGAGCTGCTGCGTCCGCGCGTGTCAGTGACGGATGACAGCGGGCAAACGATATTTCGTCCATATTCGGCTCGTGCTGCCGGGCTGCGTGCCCGTATTGATTACGAAAAAGGGTGGTGGTGGTCCAAATCAAACCAGGACGTGATGAATATCACCGGTCTGGAGCAGGTGGATACGTTTATTCTCGGGGAGCAGAACTGCACGGCAAACCTGCTGAACATGGAAAATATCTCCACCATTATTCGCCATGACGGTTTTAAACACTGGGGTAACCGTCTGTGCACATCCCACAGTCAGTGGCGTTTTGAGCCGGTACGCCGCACTGCAGATGTGATTGAGGACAGCATCCAGGAGGCCATGCTGCCTTATGTCGATCGCCCGCTTGATCGGGATGTGGCAGACGACATTCTTGGCAGCATTAATGCCTATATGCGTCAGCTTAAAAATCTGGGCGCGATCCACGGTGGCAATGCATGGCTGAACGATGAACTGAACACTGCAGAAACCCTGGCGGCAGGGCAGTTGTATATTGATTATGACTTTGGGCCGAAGTCACCGCTGGAGCGCCTGACACTGCGGGCAATGATTAACAATAAACTGGCGCTGGAGGAACTGACAGTATGATGACGGGTGAAAAAAAACTGTTGCGCGCATGGGCGTTATTTCTTCCTGGCGGGATCCGCCTTCAGGGGGCGCATGAATACACGCCGCCAGCCATTAATATCACGACAGTGGATATCAAAACCGGCGCAATGGATGCACCGGTGGCAGTGGATGACGGCATGGAAGCGCTGACCTGTTCGTTTAAGATTTATGGCTATGATGTTGCCATGCTGACGCTGCTGGGATTACAGGCCGGGCTTTATTCGCCGGAGATTGTTGTCCGCCAGGGCTATCAGGTGGGGAATGCGACCAGCGGACAGGTGGAAACCCTGCAGGGGATGATCACCAGTATCACGCCGGATGCACGTCCGGCAACATCGCAGGCAGACGCCTCGGTGACGGTGGAAATGTCACTGAGTTATTACCGTCAGGCTGTTGACGGTGTGGAAACCATCTGCATTATTCCGGAGGAGTTTGTACGTCGTATTAATGGCGTTAATGTTCTGGCGGATCTGAAAAAAATCATCCGGGTTTAATCCGGGATCCTGTCATTCAGGCGGCTCAGGCCGCCTTTTCTTTTTTAAAGGAGATGCTTATGTCGGAAAAAAACAGCGTTCCTGCCAGCAGCGTGGAAATTGTGTTATCCGTGCCGTATGTCACCGCATCCGGACAGACGATCACGCACGTCACCATGCGTGCGCCCACCGTCCGCGATCGTCTGTTGCATCGCCGGAGTACCAAACCGGAAGCAGAGGCTGATCTGGATATGATCGCCGGTCTGTGCGGGATGGACGCGGCGGACATGATGAACATGGAAGCGTGTGATTACCTGGCCCTGGAGCGTCAGTTTAATGTTTTTTTGCTGCCGCCGGTCCGGCGGAAGAAGAAAGCATCCTGACAGCGATACGGCGCGCCGGTGCCTGGTTCGGGTGGTCTCCCGGAGATGTGATGGCGCTGCCGTATACGGATTTTGTGGCAATGATGCTGGCGGAGTCGGAAGAGAGGAAGCAACGTTATGGCAACGGTGGGCGATAACCTTAAAGCGAATATCCGGATCGGAGGCACGATAGATCCGTCGTGGAAAAAATCGGTTGATGGACTGAAGCACGGATTATCAGGGGCAACACAGGAAGTGGCTCGCCTGACACGCCAGCAGGACGTACTGAAACGAAAAATTCAGGCTGGCGTACTGGCTGGACAGGATATTACTGATCTGCGAAAGCAGTATGAAAAGCTGGGTAAAAAAATTCATGATGCCACCGGAGAGCAGGACAAATTTAACCGTAAACTGGCTCGTGCGGAACGCCTGGAACGCTGGAAAGGGCGGGCGGGGACGGTCCTTAAAACCGGTTTTGGGCTTTCGGTTGGTTCCGGGTTGACGCTGGCAGCGGGCACTGCCGCTGTGCTTAACCGGAATACGGAGACGGCAGAGCGGGCAGGGATAGCCCGCAGTTATGGGGTGGATTATGAAACCTATGCGTCATGGGATTCTCTGGCTCGACTGATGGGGCTGAACGGTGAAAACATCGGTGATCTGTTTGAGGAGTACCGGAACAAGGTTTTTGACGATGATAATGGTGCCACGGATAAAGGGGCCATTCAGGAGGTCTTTGGTAAACTGGGACTGAAAGCCGGGGTGATGGCAGGGAAAAGTAACCAGGAGCAGGTCGAATTTTTATTTGATCGCTTACTGCAGGTAGAGAATGAACAGGTGGCTGCCGGAATGGCAGATGCGTTGTTCGGTGGTGAGGCCAATAAAATTCTGACCTGGATGCGTCTGTCAGGGAAAACTTATCGGGAGCTTATCAGTGAGCAGAAACGCTATAACCTGGTGACAAAGGCAGGGGCTGATGGCGCAGTTCAGGGACATGTGGCACTGTCAAATCTCCGTAATGTTCTGAGTTCTTCCATTGATGAAATCAGCGGACAGCTGGGTAATGAACTTGCCCCACATATTCAACAGGTGACGGATGACCTTGCGGCCTGGTTTAAGAATGGTGGGCTGGAAAAAATCCGGGCATTTATTCGTGATGATGCCCTGCCGGCGCTGATCGACATGGCTGCCTGGATGTGGAAATTTGGAAAAGTTCTGGCCGGAATAACGCAGAAAGCCATTGAGTGGGGGCTGGCAGATGATCCGCGTCAGGACCGGCGAGAGGTACTGGAATATCTGGCAAAAATGGGGTCGCCGGAGCTGGCGAGAGCGGTGGCGCAGAAAAACGGCCAGGGAGAATGGTTTGATGAACTGCTCAGGCAAAATCCGGACCTGACGAAACAGGTTGTACAGGCTTATAAAGACACCCGCGGTTATCTCCCCTGGAATCATGACGATAAAAAGTTTGATGCATTTCTCGACCCTCTGCTGGGGCCGAAAGAAGAACCTGATTTTAAGGCGATAAAAGAGAAATCCCGCACCTACATTGATGGACTTCATGCAGCAGATCCGGGGCAGGGTAATTCGGATCCCCTCTCAGCTCTTCAGTATACACCCGGCAGTGTCAGCCAGGTGGAAGTAAAACCCACATATCAGATACGGGCGGAATTTAACATCACTCAGAAGCCCGGCGAGGATGCCGGACAACTGGCAGACAGGGTAACGAAAAATCTGGGAGATATTAATTTTGGTCAGCGTTCCCGCATGACTGATGGTGATGCATTCTGGGGGTGAATATGGTGGATTTGCTGGGCTGGGGCGTAAACCGGCTTGAGCGTGAAGCATGGGACGCGGTGGGATCATTAACGGATGTCGCCTCCCGCGTCATGCTGTCGTTTGGTGAGTTTGAATTCAGTATTGATACTGCTGCTTATAACGCCATGAAGCGCACGATGGAATGGCGATGGGATGAACAACAGCTTATCGGAAAAAACGACCTGCTGCAGTATACCGGCAAGGGGGCCAGAACAATAACCCTTGAAGGTATGGTGCATGCAGGATTTCGTGACGGTGTGGGAATGGACGCTCTTGATACACTGGTTCAGATGGTGGATGACAATCCGGCCCCGCATCTTCTGGTCTCGAGCACAGGTGATGTGATGGGGTATTTCGTGGCAACTGCCTATTCAGATAACACCACGTCCTTTCTTCCCGGCGGTGCGCCGAAGAACAAAACGTTCACACTGGAGCTGAAATACTATGGCGAAAAACTGGCGGACCACTGACGGCGATATGCTGGATGATATCTGTCAGAGACACTATGGCAGCGCCGGACTTAACCAGTCACTGGCGGCGGTACTGGAAGCCAATCCCGGACTGGCTGATATTGGTCCGATCTATCCGGCGGGAGTGGAAATCGTGTTGCCGGACTGGGTGTATGAACCGGAGGAAAAGGAGACGTTTCAGCTATGGGACTGAATGAGTATCAGCCGGATTTCAGCCTGACAGCAGAGGGGGAGGATATCACGAAGGCCATAAAGCGGGGGCTGGCTGAACTGCGTTATACCGATAATGGTGCTGCCACAAAGCGCTCCGATGAACTGATGATAACCCTGTTCAGTGAGACGATGGCGCTGCCACCAAAAGGTGCGGTGTTAACGCTGGGACTGGGATTCAACGGAAACCTGGTCAATAAAGGCAGCTTTACAGTCTGTCAGGTGGCAAGCGGCGGTCCTCCCCGCCGGATCACCATTTATGCCACCGCAGCCCCCATGAATGCGTCAAAACATGGCGCAGACGTGACCGCACTGAAAACCCGGGCTTTCAGCGATATCACACTGGGCGACCTGGTGAACACCATCGCCACTGAAAATAATCTGGTGGCGCGCGTCTCATCGGTGCTTGCTGATATTCATATCCCGTGGGTGATGCAGTCATCAGAATCTGATGCTGCCCTCTTGTCCCGCATTGCAGGTATGTACGGCGCCACCAGTAAACCGACCAATGGCTACTGGTTATTTCTGGAATACGGGGCATCACAGAGTACGGGGGGCAGAAATGCGCCTGAGATAACCATTACGCCGGGTATGGTATCAGACTGGGGTTATCGTGAAGGTGAGCGACAGGGCGCTGCGGGTGGTGCGAAGGGGGATAAAAAGAGCGGGAAAGTTGGGGTCCGGTATTTTGATGCCCGTGACGGACGCACACGTGAAGTTAAAGTTGACGTGGAGTCAACAGATAAGCGGCATCCGTTTACCCAGCCTGACCAGGGCACCGCAAAACACTGTGCAGAGTCGAAGGTTAAACGTGTGCAGAAAGCCGGACGCCAGATGACGATAACGTTGCCCTGCAGGCCGGAACTGCTGAAAGCAGGGGCGGAGATGCGTTTTGTCACGCAGGGATTTGGTGTGCGTGAGGACCATCACTGGCAGGCTGAGTCTGTGGAGTTTTCACTGGTACCGGGACAGGGATTTACGCTGAATCTGTCACTGACCACGGATATTTCTGCAAAGGGGAAAGCCAGTGGCAAGAAAAAAGGCGTCAATTATTTTGGTTAATGTTTTCTGAATCAGGAAATAAACATGTCTGTATTAATTTCGGGTGTGCTGACGGATGGCACGGGACTCCCCATGTCCGGATACCATATTATTCTGAAAGCCCGACAGAATACATCCGCAGTGGTCATGAGAACGGTGGCAACAGTGGTGACGGGGCCGGCCGGAGAATATGCATTTGAGGCTCAGACCGGAAGATATGACGTTTATCTTCGGTCGTGTATTGAAAGAGAATATTGTGTTGGTGACATTTCGGTTTACGACGATTCAAAGCCCGGCACACTGAATGATTTTCTGACCGCTCTCGATGAAGGCGACCTCAAACCCGACGTGGTGAAACGCTTTGAGGAAATGGTGGCACAGGCGCAGCAGAGCGCCGAAGCCGCAGCGGAAAGCGAGCAGCAGGCCGGGCAACATGTCGCTGATGCGCAACAAATCAAGAGCGACTGCGAGACGCTGGCGGATAACGTACAGCAGAACGCAGAGGCCGTTACCGAAGATAAAAAGCAGGTGGCACAGCTGGCATCATCTGCCACACAGGATGCCGCCCGGGCAGAACAGGCGGTCAAAGATGCCGATAAGATAGTCCAGAAAGCGGTCGATAAACTTGCTGATGCCGCAACGCTGACCGGTGAGGCAAAAGCCAGCGCCGAAGCGGCAGCAAAAAGCGAGCAGAGCGCGAAACAGCACAGGGACGAGGCGCAACGGATAGTTGATGACCTGAAGGGAACCAACGCCAGCACGACGCAAAAAGGCCTGGTGCAACTCTGTAGTGATACAGACAACGACAGCGAAGAACTGGCCGCCACGCCAAAAGCCGTCAAAACCGTCATGGACGAGACGAAAACAAAAGCGCCACTGGACAGCCCGGCATTCATCGGCACGCCCACCACACCAACCCCGCCGGACGATGCGACCGGGCTGGAGATGGCGAACGCGGCATTTGTTCGCAAACTGCTTGCTGCGCTGGTTGACTCGTCACCGGAAGCCCTGGACACACTGAACGAGCTGGCAGCTGCGCTGGGCAATGACCCGGAGTTTGCGACAACAATCATGAACGCGCTGGCGGGTAAACAACCACTCAGCGACGTGTTAACCGCAATCAGTAATCTGGAAGAACGGGCAGATAATCTTCTGTGCTTTAATCAGGACGGGAATGCTTCGCTGTCTCCACTGTCAGAAAAAGCCCGGTCACTGCTGGCACAGGCCACAGTGGAAGCCATGCGCACGGAGCTTGAGCTGAAAAGCGCGGCGGTAAAGGACATTCAGACAGACCTTTACGACAGCACGGAAGGCCGTGTTGCGCTACCAGGTGCATTTGGTTACGGAATGACGGACGCCGGAGCAAGTTCAATTATTGCCCGCGATATGGCGACCATAGCCAAAAGTGCGCATAACCTGCACCCGGGACGGTATTACACCTTTTCCACACAAACGGAAGAGACGACCGGAATAACAGAAATTATCTGGCTGGATAATGGCTGGGACGACAAAACCAGCCAGACAGCAACAAAGCTGGTTCTGTTTTTTGGAAAAGACGGACGGATCCTTATGACCGTTCGTGGCGATAATATCTCCGCTCCGGTCACCTGGACGAATCTGACGCCACAACTGGGCAATGCAGCACAGAAGGATGCGCAGGAGAATATTTACGACCGCACCGAAGGCCGACTGGCGATTCCTGGCATGTTCGGGTTCGGGAAAATATTTGGCCACGAAGACAGAGTAGAGTTCAGAACGCGTTCAGCATTACTGGCGTGGGCAAAAACAGCGAAGCCGGGGAGGTATCATTGTTTTGGTGACATTAAAGACCTCATTCCAGGTTTGCCACAGATCTACGGGATTATTGAAGTAATCTGGCCCTATGACTCTACAGGAAGCGCCGTTGAAAATGTTAGCAAAACACTGATTTACAATGCTGGTCGCAACCTTTTTTTAAGTACGTATGTACCTACCGGAGATGGATGGCTTACTGACTGGGAGAACCTGAAGGTTGATGAGGCCTCACTCAGAGCGCTGATTGAAACCCGCGCACCGCTGAAAAGCCCGGCACTGACCGGAACACCGTCCACGCCAACACCGCCGGATGATGCAGCAGGTAATGAAATAGCCAATGCGGCGTTTGTCCGCAAACTGCTCGCTGCGCTGGTTGGCTCATCACCGGAAGCTCTCGACACGCTGAACGAACTGGCAGCGGCGCTGGGCAATGACCCGAACTTTGCGACAACGGTAACTAAAGCACTGGCAGGTAAACAGCCGCTTAATGACGTGTTAACGGCTGTCAGCCAGATAACACCGGAAGAAAACACGCTGCCTTATTTCAGTTCAGAGGGCCGGATTTTACTGGCGCAGCTGTCAGAAAAAGCCCGCGCATTACTGGCGCTGGACACGCCTGAGGCCATGCGCACGGAGCTTGAACTGAAAGCGGCTGCGACGATGGAACCCCAGAGCGATATCCGCGACCGCACACCGGGCAGGCTGGCACTGTCCGGCATGCATGGATTTGGTCAGGCATTTACCAGCACTGAAGCCCTGGCGTTTGAGGGACTGTCTGATTTCGTTGAATGGCTGAAGAAAGTCACGCCGGGGCGGTATGCGGTCAGTATTACTGATTCATCACAACTGCTTACCGGTACCACGCAATTTAACGGCATTATTGACGTGATGTGGTCCCCGTACGCCAACAGTGAATCTGACACAGTCCGCAAATTTAAAACCCTGATGTGTTACAACCAGTATTATCAGGGTGAACACTGTATTCACTATATGCAGTACCGGTACAACGACAGCGATAACAGCTGGAACATGTCATCGCGGGTAGTTGTCTACGACGGAGATTCACTGGCGTACCTGTTGTCCAGGATGGCGGGCTCAGGCTCATATTTCAAATACCCGGCAGTGGGTGTTCCGGTGCTGGCTGTTTATCGCGGAACAACTTCCGGGGATAAAGAAATCAAAATTGGCCTGGGTGATGTGGTGCAGGGGTCACAACTGGGCGGAGTTAATCTTTCGTGCACAATATCTTCTGCCGGGCCTGGCTCTTACGGTTCAACACCAAGTGCAGGAGCAACAGGGTACACTTTTCCGGGGCGTTATATGGCGTTATCCGGGGTCAGGGACTCTTACGGAACAAGCGGTCGTATCTGCCTGTTTGTGCGCATCGAGTAACGGGGAATAAAACATGAAAATCAGAGCGGTAAAAGGCATCAGAAACGCGCATTATCTTGAAAATGGCGCGGTTGACTGCGAGGTGTTATTTGAAGGTGAAACGGAATTCGTCCCGTATACCGCCATGCAGGATGATACCGCCCCGACAGGCCAGCGCATCTGGGGAGGGTTACAGAGCGGCAAATGGGGTGAAATCGCCCCGTTCAACGTCACGCCGGAACTTATCGCGGCAGCAAAGGAGGCCAAAAAACGGGAAATCGAGCTCTGGCGCACAGAACAGGAAGCGCAGCCGTTCACGTTTGAATGGAACGGTCGCACCTGGAATGCTGGCCCAGACTCACTGGCCCGTCTCTATCCGGTGGTAATGGCTGCAAAATCTGATACGGCACGAACCGCCCTTGCGTGGGGCGACGCTGATAATCAACAGGTGAAACTGTCGATGCAGGAACTTGAAGAACTGGCGGCAGCACTGGCGCAGGCGCAGGTCAATCGCAACGACGAGATTTATCGTCGACAGCGGGAGATGAAAGAAGAACTGAATAACTTGGATGATTTGCGCTCAATTAGAGCGATTGCAATTAACAGTAATTAGCTCAGAAAATGCAAATAACAAGTTGTCATATCATAGAGTAGTGAGGGGGGCGCCCCTCACTATTTATTACCACCAGCTATCAGCTTTACTCTCTCGTGCTTTTCCCTCACTTTGCAACAATTCTTTGGTACCAGTTGAAATATTACGCCGAGCATCCGCTTCTGATTGAATAACGTCAGTTTGTGCAGCCCGCTCCTTGAGTTCTTGGTCCAGAAAATCGTTTGCTCTATTTACCCTGGCCCTTTTAGCTTCGAGTTCGAGTTTTCGGTTTTCTAGCTCAAGTTGGCGTAATTGATCTTCATAATCTTGATCGCGTTTTTTATCTGCCGCCATCTCCGCTTCGAGCTTAGCTTTACGCTCAAACTCAGCCGCTCGTCGTTGTTTTTCTTTTGCTGCTGCCATAGCCGCTGCTTTCTCTTTGCGAATCCTTTCCGCATTGGCACGTTGGCGCTCTTGTTCTTTACGTGCATCTTCAATACGTTTTTCTTCGGCTTTACCTTCATTTTCGGCTTGCGCAATAGCCGCTAATTGTTCCTGTAAAGAAGACGCGTTAACGTAAAAAGTGCTTAGGCACGGCAAAGCTAATAGTATATATAAAGCAAGACGTGTCATCTGAAATGGCCATTATTTATTATCAGGGCATGTTGCATTTGGTTGAATACGTGTTTCGTTTTCTTTAGTTGAAATCATGGCTGCTAATCCAGGCGCAAATTGGCAAGTTCTACCAACTTGAGTCGATGTATAAACTTTTGTACCTTCTTTGTATGTTAGAGAAACGCCTTCAACAATTGTTTTATCTTTGACTAATGAACCAGCGGCTGCACCAAGTGCGGTTCCACCTACAGCCCCTGCGGTGGTTGCCAGTTTCGAACCACTTTTGGTGTTATGTCCAATTACTCCTCCAGCAACGGCACCAACTACAGCACCGAATGTTTGTGCTGCTTCTTTATTCTCTTTGTTGTCCACAGCAATTTTTGCAGGAAGAACCGAAATGATAGTTATCATTTTGGTTTCTTGTTTGGAATTAACCTGAGTGGTGTCATAAACATCTGCAGCAAGATGTTCTGCAGTAGACTGACACCCACTTAATACAAAGGCAGCTAATAAAGAAATGGTTGCTTTATTTAATTTCAACATTTTACTTGCTCTCCTAGTTTCTGAGAAACTGCAAATATATTTACCTGAGCTTTTGTGTCAATATTTTTTTGGTTGTTTTGTTGTCTTTAATCAAAAAAGTATCCTGCTCATATAGTTCTGTTTAGTGTTTTTATGTTTTTTAATGAATTTTATAAATAGCTGAATTTATTGATATCAATATATAAACTTATCGTGCATACATTGCCAAAAATACAGTTTCAGAAGGGGGGCTGGTTGTTGTTGGGGGCAATGTTATCAGTGGGAAATGCAGGATGAACTGAATAATCTGGATGATTTACGCTCAATCAGAGAGATGACGATTAGCGGCAATCACGCTCGATAAAATTAACCCCGGTGATCATCCGGGGTTTTGCATTCATTAAAACCGCATCAACCGTTCCACCAGTTGTTCTTTATGGGCAACGATCCAGCCGCGTTGTTCCAGATAAAATTTGAACCGTTCCAGAGTGCATACCATCGCATCGGCGGGGACTTTTTCCGTGAACTCGACCTGACCGTGTTTATCGAAGTGGATCAGTAATGCGAATCCATCATTTTTGGTGGCGGAGTTTTGTGCTGCTGGTGGTTGTTTTTGGCTGAAATAACAGCCTTCGAGTTTTTCGAACACTTCCCACGCCTGATCGGTTTCGAGCATTTTTGCGTGGCGGGCTGCGCCACGTTCTGTCCAGAGGATGAGGTGCTTTGTACGCGGTGCAACTAAGTTACTTTGAGTAACCTTGTTCTTAAATTCCCGCAACTCAGCTCCTTCCAATTTGAAGTAGTGTTTCCCACAAACAAAACGCTCGGCATTGCGTGTATAGTTCACTTTGATGTTATTAGTTTCGGTGCCATAAAGTTGTGCCAAAAGCTCGGTAGTAATGACAGGGATTTGGTTATGGGGGAGCGGGGAAAGAGTTTCAACTGAGATTTGAATAGCCAC